ACTTGATGTCGCCCCTAACCTTTGTAAAGTCGAAGCAACGTCTATTGCCGACTCAGGTGAAAAAAGTTTGTCAGCAACATTAAGAGTTTGAGCCATATCAACTCTCATAGCCGCCGCTTTTGCCGCCATTTTTGCCATACCTTCAACACCTGTACCAAACCCGTACCTGTTCATTTTGTCTAAATTAGTAACTACCATTGCTGAAACTACTTGGGCATTTACACCCATATTTTGTGCGGTTGATACTACTTTAGTCATTTCATCACTAATATGGGTAGTTTCCATACCCGCATTTCTAAATGAACTTTCTAATGTTTTTGCAGCAACACCTGTTACTTGTTGAGCAGCATATAATTGTGTAATATTTTCAGTTGTTAAAACAATATTTCTATTAGTAACTTCATTAAATTCTTTCTGAAGGGTGTTAATTGCCTCTTGATTACCACCCATTAAACTGATTTCAGTGTTTGCTCTACCTAATTGATTTTTTAAAATTTCAGCATAACTACTTGTAACACCCATACCTCTTATTAATGAAGAGGTACTTTTATCCATATTAATTAAAGCATTTGCTCCCCCTTCAATAGATTTTTTAATTAATTCTGAATTTTTTAAAACATCAGTTTGATATAATATCAAATCTTTATAACCAAGTGTTATATTTTCAGGATTTGGGACATTTGCATCCAGAGGAGTGTTTTGCATGTTTTTTATTTATAAATAATCAACTTTCTGTTTTAGAATTTAATTCAATAATCCTATCAACCAAAAATCTTCTCTGGTAAGTTGGTATTTTTAAAAAATCGGTATACGACATATGCAATTGTCGTGACAACAGAATATATTCTTCTAATAAAAATTTTAGATACTCAGAAGAAAGGACGAAAAAACTCCGCCCCAAAGGCAATACGTGTGAGTACCTTTTTTCCGGATGGGGCTGTTACTTCTCTTATTAAATCTAAACCTGGTGAATTATCCGACAAAAATTTTGTAATGTATTTAGAATCCATGATTGGCATTTTTTCAATAAACTTAACAATTTCACCTTTATCTGTACTTCCGTTTATTGAAACTATTTGTTTTGATAACCTCCATGTTACTTTCGGTACTACCATATTTTTAGGATATGACTCTTCTCTTTCATTTAATTCTTTAATATCCCCAAAAGTAAGTATTTTTAATTTAACTACAGTATTTGACTTAGGTAATGTCGTTTCAAAAAACCCATTTTCATCAGGTTCAACATTTGTTTTAATAAAATCAACCTCATCTAAAATTTCAGTGTGTTCAAATTCTTTACCTGTTTCAGGGTCAACCAATGATAGTTTATATTCAGGTGTAAATGATGTGTTTCTTAAAAACAACAAAATTGCCTGTATATCACCGTCTAACATATCTTCAATTTTCAAATCAGGTTCATAAACTTTATTTCTAACCAAATTATAAATAATCTGGTCACCACCCATATTTGACGCACTTGATAATATATTTTCATCAGAAGCGGTTAAAAAACCAACCTTAACTGATTTCTTTTTATTTTTATAAAATTTTCCCTGACTTGGTAATTGGATTACGTCGTGAGGTAAATTGAAATTCATTTGATTTACACTATTGTCTTCCATAGTTTTTGTTTATAAAATAGTTTAAAATTATCTTTATGTAAATAAAAAACCCACATTACTGTGGGTCTTAATATAATATTTGTAATTGTATTAGTAAAGTAAAACACAATAGTCAGGACGAAGAGTCAAAGTAATATCTGCCAAACCATCATCAGTATAGGCAATTGAACCAAAATCAACGTCAGTTAAGAAACATTGGATTAATGACCACTTTTCAATAACAACCCCTGTTGGGTCTAACATTTCAAGTTCCACATCTTTTTTGTAACCCGCAGCATATCCCATACGACCTGTTACTTCTTCAGCGTGTAATCTTACCCACTCCATCATAGCCTGAGCAGCTGATGGCCCGATTGGGTCAAGAAGTTTAACCTGAATAGTATTCCACTCATACATACCCGCAACATATCTTTTGGTATTCAAAAATGGAATATCATTTGATTTAATAGTAATTTTAGGTCGAGAAGCAGATTGAACAAACCACTCGTTTATTCCCAATGAATCAGGAAATCTCAAAATGAACCTGTTTTTCTTTTTGGGTTCATATGGAAAGGGCATTTTGGTTAACAAATCAGCCATATTATTTTGTTTTTAAATTTTCTTTTATTTTATTATAAATAGTGTCAATTAAATATTTTTCTATTTACTTTGAACTTTTTTTCAGTCAAACTTGCTATAAGTCCAGTTTATAAATATTAATATAATTTCTTTTCTCCTCCATGTGTTGATATTGTTTGAATAATATTTTCCGGGTCTTTTGATAATTCATCTTTAACTTTTTCTAAATTTCTTAAATCATCATCTGAAAAACCTATTTTAGGTATGAATCTATTACTAATATCATCTTTAAACATTACAGGTTTCTTTAATAGATTTGCTAAATATTTTACATATTGTTGAAATTCTCTTAAAGCTTCAACCTTTCCTTTTTCAGGACTTTGAGCAGAACCGGCTCCAAATGTTACAGGATAATACTTATTCATATCCATATAAGCATTTATAAGTTCTTTGTCTGTCATATCTTCTTCACCGGCAAACTTTCTAAACTTTCTTAAATTTTTAACCAATTCTTTTTTAGATATTCCTCTAAAATTAGTTTCAATCATATTTTCAATTGCCCTACGTAAAGCCAATGGTGAATGTCCTCTTGCTGTAACTATTGAAAAAATTGAACCCCCATTAATCGCCTCAACAAAGTCATCCCATGCTGGGCCTTCTTTCGCCATCATTGCATCAATAATGAACCTCTTATCCCCTTTGGTTCCAAAATTTCTGAATGGGTCGTCAGCAAATCCTACAACAGTTTTCTTTTTATATTCAAAAGGTTCAACCCCAACCTTTACACGATATTCCGCAAAGTCTTCAGTTGACATACCAACTTCTTCACCATCTTCTGTACGAAGTATTATTTGTGTCGGCATTGTAAGAATATTATCATCCCAATCAAATGCATAATATTTTAAATCGGGTGTGATTTCTTCATTAAATTCTTCTACTAAAAATATTTTCATATCTATAAATATTATGTAAAATAAAAACCCCCACTTTCGTGAGGGTTTTCAATTATTTTATCGTTGATTAAATATTTTCAAACGATGCTCCTGTTGGAGTAATTAAGAACTCAATGTCTATGAATTCAAGAGCTTTAGTTGGTTTGATATAAATCTTACCTACTAATTGGTTAGCATCTAAGTCTTCAGGTGTGTTTTGAACAGTAACTCTGAAGTCATATAAACCTCTGTCTCTTCTAATCGAATCTAAGATTGGATTAACTGAATCTAAGAACTGTTGTCTTACTAAGTTGTCGTTTTGTTCAAACAACAATCTTACCGCTACCGCTGAAATCAACTTACGAGCTTGTAATAACAATCTTCTTACGTTAATTCTGTCAAGAGCTGACTCTCTAATTTGAAGAGTTTTGTTACCCCAAATTACAGTTCCAACGTCGTTGAAAGTTGCAATTGGGTTAATTCTTCCCTTATAAAGAGTATCTCTATCTTCTTGAGTTAATCTCTTTCTTGCTCTGATAGCATTTACAATACCTCTTGTGTAACCCGCAGTTGCGAACCATGGGAACGCTATATTGTCAGTTAACGCTAAGTTTCTTGTAACTTCAGCAGTTGATGGAATATAGATTTGAGTATTGTTTACCGTGTCACGAGTAAGAACCCATGGATAGTAAGTTGCTGTGTAATTAGAGTCAATTCCTGTATTTTCTAAATTATCAACCGCTTCTTGTGGGTAAATTAAATTATCCATTGAAGTTGATGGTTGTAATAAGTTAAAGTCAGGAGTTGTACAGATGTAGATTGAATCCGCTCTGTCGTTTTCAACAATATCGATTGTTGCAGAAACTAAATCACTATTGTTAACATAGTCAACACCAGGTGTTACAAGAACATTGATGTTTGTTACTTCAGGATTTGCAAATGATTGTACACCTAACAAGTATGCGTAATAGTCAGTATTTGCGTAATCAACTGTGTTATCACCAACTGTGATTTGTTTAAATGCTCCCCATCCTGTAGCATCTGTGTACGGTGCACAAGATAGAGCTCCTTGTTTATATCCTGTGTTTCCTAAACGGAATCTGTCAGCGTTTGTTCTATATTCTCTGTATATATCCCATCCGTCAAATCCTGCTTGAACAAGGAATGTAAACTTACGAGAATATAAGAAGTAATATGGACTTGTTTGTGACGTAGGTTCTGAACTAAATGAACCAGCTCCAACTTCAAATGCTGTTTGACCACTGTTTTGGTAAACATTTGCTATAACAATAGAAGTCGCTCCTGAATCCATGTGGAAACCTTTTGTAACATTTGGCCAAAATACGTGAGAAGGTGGTGTACAAGTTGCCGAATTTGGATTTGGCATCCCTTTGTATTGGAAGAAATCAGGGTCATAACCTGGTGCGTCTGATGAGAACGCTACCGCTGAAGAAATACCTAAATAAGTTCTTCTTATGTTATCACCTGAACTAGCAGTAGTGTTAGAACCGTTAGAAGTTGTTCCAAATGGTGGGTTGTAAATAACTTCACCAGGATAGTCGTATTTTGTTTTGAAGATTTGGAATGGTGATTTTGCACCTGTGTAAGTTCTTGTTACAAAACCTTCAAATCCACAAGGAAGTGCATCTACAGGTGCCTCTTCATTTACTTCTACAAAAATATATTTCGACTGTACTGCATATTCACCATCAGATGAACCAACTTTTTTAGCCACATAACTATTTTCAGCCGGGTCCATACTACAGTTTGTAAACTTCTCTAAAACAACAGGATTCGCATCTGTATCAAAGAAATCACGAACAATAAGGTCAAATGTACCATTGTTAAATGATATGTTTGCAACGGACACTTTAATTTCAGTGTTCGCAGCATTACCATCAGCAATTGTATAAACTTTAAACAATCTATAAACTAAATTACCACGTAATTCCGAAACAACCCACGGAGATTCAGGTGTTTGGTATTGCTCAAGATAATAAGCGATAGATGATGTATCATTATTTCTCGCTTCAGGTAAAGAAATTAAACTACAATTCAAACCACGAATATAACCTTTATTATAACCGTAATTTAATAATGTCGGATAACGCTCTTCAACAAACAACGGAACTTCAGTTCTATCTTTAGCGAAGTTCTCAACACCAAATACTTTAGAAATATAGTTAGCGTTACCCGCATTAAACGAAGTTTCAAATTGGAATGCTGAATTTTCATAAGTTAAACCTGAAATCAAGAATGTACTAAATGGATTTTTAGTAACTCCCGAATAAGAACCTGTACAAATCATTTGTACGTCTGAAGTACCTGTTACTTGGTAATCAGGGCCGTTTTGTGTCGATGAATAATTTGTAATACCTCTTGAACGTAAAGTTGCCACAACTAAATCATTATAACCTGAATAAGTTAAACCTGAGAAGTTATAGATATTACCTGTTATAGAACCACTATAAGAACCTGACGTACCAGTTATTGTACTAATTCTACTAAAGAACGAATAACCATTGTAATTTTCACCTGTTGTTGGAGGTGTAAATGTAGCATAATACCATACATCATTAACTTCAGAACAATAATCAATACTTGAAGCACTTATTGCATTAACACCAAATACGTTTGTAGATGCTGAATATCCAGCAGCAATGTTTGCCGTAACTTGAGCTCCCGAAACCGCTCCAAAATAATAGATGGAAGATGCTGAAGTTGAATTAGAACCAATTACACCAAAAATTTGACTCTGAAGTTGAGCATAAATAGTTGATGAACCTCCACTATATGTTGTATAAGGAGTTGTTGCATTTGTAATTCCAACAGGTAAACCTGTAATTGTTACTGTTGATGTTGAAGCCGTTGTACCAACAAATGTTGCGGTAAATGGTGTTGCAGTACCTGTAAGTGCAACAGTATTACAATCTACATTAGCCACAGTTGTAATAGACCAAGATGGCCCTGCGTCATAACCTGATAATCCTAAGATTCTTGTTACAAACAATTGGTTAGATTGTTGAAGATATGACTTAGCAATATATGCTGCCTCATATTTTGGGATTTGTGTGTTCACAAATTTTTCAGGAGTAGTACCGCCGAAATAGGTTTCAAACTCTCCATAACTTGTGATGAAGATTGGTTCAAAAGCTGGGCCTTTTAAGGTTTCTCCAGCTATACCCAACGTGGTAATCCCAACACTTTGTGAAACAAATGATAAGTCTCTTTCTGATGTATATACACCTGGCGAGACGAAAACTTTGTTTGATGTTGCCATTTTTATTTTAAATGTTTTTGAAAATTTATTTATTGATAAATATTGTCTTTTTATTCAAAAACTAATACGTTAAGTAACTATTTATAAAACAGTAGGAATAAATTCTACCTTTTTTCTACCTTGAAAATTAAGAACATTAAAATATCACCTGAGAGTCACGAAATCTTAAAAAACTATTGTAACAAACATGGTTACAAAATTCATAAGTTTTTAGAAAAATTAATTATTGATACGTGTGTTGAAAAAAAAGATATTTATGGGGAGAATTAAAGTATTGTGGAAACTAATTTTATAGTACTACTTAAACTTCCATTTGTTTTAACGACAGTAATTGATAATTCATCACTATCATTAATTTGTATATAACCTGTTAACAACTGTGTTGAACTATCACCGTAATATAAACCATTAATGTATATTGCATAAGAGTTAACATTTTCACTACCCTCAACCTTTATGTTTGCAGTATAATTAAAAGTTTGAGTATATGCGGTGGTACCTACAGGATAATTTGCATTAAATTGGTATTGGTCAGGATTTGGGGGTAGTACCTTTTTTTTAACTTTTTTCTTTCTATTATCTAACTCAACCATAATCAAACTTCTACTAATTGCAGGTTTAACTTGGTATTCTTCTTCATCACTTAAAAACCCTTGTAAAGTAAAAGCGTAAGATTGGATGTAGTATCTTCTTTTTTCAACATCCATAACAGATTCATCTGAAATTTCATCTAAAGTTATTGGAATATAATGTCCTTTTATTTTAGTATAAGCCTGACGAGATGAAAATTTTTCAATAACAATTTGATTGAATTTATTCAATTCTCTCATTCTATTACAAATAATTTTAACAGAATATTTTATATCTACAGGAACTGGCTGGGGAATTGTGTATATATCCATACCTTTTCTTTGTCCGTCCCAAGTCGGTACCGCAGCGTAATAAAATTGTTTTCTATTAGGTATCGTATATTTTAAAGACGGTAATGTACCATATTTTACTTCAGGAGTTCTTACAGTTGTTATAATTGGTGGTTCAACGTTTTTATCTATGTTGTTAAAATCCCAAGTTTGTGTAAATTGAGCCCAGTTTTGAGTCGTCATTAAAATATCTACAACTTTAACTATTTTACCACTAACAACAGTTTTTAAATCATTTTTAACAAAATCTAAAAACCCTCTATCTAAATCTTCATGTAAAATAGATTTAGGCAAGTAAGTTCCATCCTTATTGATATCTTCAAGAAGTTCTAATCTTCGTTCATAACCAATAGGTGGGTATGTAAGGGGTAAAGTTTTTTTAATTTTAGGTAATCCCATTATAATCCTCTAAATTCGTTTTCCATTACAGGAGATGCGTTTATTGTTCTATAAAACGGTTTGTATCCTGCATAAGTATGTTTGTTATCTGAAACAACACGTCCGTCATTATTAACTACATAATATCTAACTCTACTTTCAGTTTCGTAATAACCAATATAATCACCATATTCTATATCAACTCCTAATTCATCAAGGTGTGATTGATATACTGATATTCTTGCGTTTCCCGGCTCTAACTGATTAATCTTACTTGTCCCAAGAAATTTATTTTCAGGGGCAACAATTTGTAAAAAAGCCTTAAACTCAACAGGTGGTAAAAATTTAATTCCGTCAACAGACGCTTCACCATATACATCATCTACATTTGTCTTCTGTTTGTCAACACGATATAATACAAGAGTGAAGTTCATATCACCTTCTAACCATTCTCTACCCATGTTGATATCCAAATTGTAATCTTCTGCACCGAAAAATTTACCTAATCTTGTTATTGGAACTATTCTATTTGACATATTGATAAATATTTCTTTTTTGATTATTATTATAGTTGTATAGTTAATTAAAATATTTTGACGACTTCTACGGGACATTTAAGTGTTGAGCAACAAGCAATATCCATTCTTGAAAATTATCAAGGCTCAAATAACTATATCCTTAAATTAAAGAAACAAATTGAGTCAAATAAAAAGTATGTCCCAACAAGAGCTCAATGTGATTATGTTATTGACTATAATTCAGTAGTTCCAAAAGTCGCTAAGAAATGGGTTGAGATTGACTCATACTTTTCACAAAAACTTGTTGCCGATAATCCATTCATTAAGGAACCTGATAAAATTTACGTTGAAAAGATTTTAATTGAAAAAGATAAATCATATCATATTTGGGGTAAGATTTTTAGTGGTGAAACTATTCATGATTTTTGGATACCAAAAGCGGCGGTTATCAAACAATACACCGAAAACTTGGTTGACGTTGATTACTCAAAATACGAAAACCGTCCACCACTTACTCACCAAAAAGAAGCAATTGAAAAGTTATTAAAAAACGACAAGTTTATTTTAGCAGATGACATGGGACTTGGTAAAACAACAAGTACTGTTATTGCTTCGTTAGAAAGTGGAGCTAATAGAGTGTTAATTATTTGTCCAGCGTCTCTCAAAATAAATTGGGAAAGAGAAATCAAAAACTATACTGACAAATCAGTTTATATCTGTGAGGGTAAGAAGTTTGAACAAGCGGACTACGTTATTGTTAACTACGACATTCTTAAAAACTTCCATGACCCAAAAGATAAGTTAAACTCAATAATTCTTAATTCAAAGTTTGATTTAGTTGTTATAGATGAAGCACATTATGTTTCAAACGCTCAAGCTCAAAGAACAAAGATTATAATGGATGTAACCAAGAATATTAAAAAATTATGGTTACTAACGGGAACACCAATGACTTCTCGTCCAATGAATTATTACAATATCTTAAAACTTATTGATAGTCCTGTAAGTCAAAACTGGCAAGCATACGCAATTAGATATTGTGGTGGATATCAGTTTAGAGTTGGTGGTAAAAAGATTTGGAATGTTACAGGAGCGTCAAACTTGGAAGAGTTGAGAGAAAGGACTTCTCGTCAAATTTTAAGAAGATTAAAAACTGATGTTTTAGATTTACCTGAAAAAATTATGACTCCTGTTTACCTTCGTTTGAAATCAAGGTTATATGAAGGATTGATGGGTGAGTATTATGATTGGTATAACAACAGACAAGACGAATCAAAGTCATTATCTGTTCAGTTTACAAAACTGATGAAAGTAAGACAAGTAATTGCCGAAGAAAAAATACCAATTACAATTGAACTTGCTGAGAACATTATCGAACAAGGTAAAAAAGTTATTATCTTTAGTAACTTTACCGAACCACTTAAAAAGATACACGAACATTTTGGTAAAAAATCTGTTTATTTAGATGGGTCAACATCAAAACCTGCAAGACAAGATGCGGTTGACAAGTTCCAAGAGAGTGATAAAATACAAGTTTTTTGTGGTAATATGAAAGCCGCAGGTGTTGGATTAACACTTACTGCGGGTGAAGCTGTTATTATGAATGACCTATCATTTGTACCGGCAGAACATTCCCAAGCTGAAGACCGAGCATACAGATACGGACAAAAAAATTCAGTTTCAGTATATTACCCACTATTTGAAAATACAATTGAGGGTGTTATCTACGACATTCTGATAAAGAAGAAACAGATTATTGGTACGGTTATGGGTGATGTTGATGAAAATTCTGTAGATATTGTTGAACAAATACTTAACGAAATCAATAGTAAGTAAGTATTTATAATTAATGAAATCGTTAAATTTAGTATCAGAGTCATTAGTTAGTCGTATATTAGGTGAGGAAACTCAACCTGAAACCAAATTTTTTATTAACGAAATGAAAACCATAGGTATTGATAAATTACCTTACGGTTACGCATCATTAAGAAGATTTATTGACCCTGAAACAATGAAGTTTCATTATCAGAAACATTACAAAGGGTATGTTAAAAAATTAAATTCAGCTCTTCGTAAAAAAGATTATGGGGATGTTGAATTAGAAAACATTGTTAAACAAATTTCAAAGTATAATACAACAATAAGAAACAACGCAGGTGGAGCATTTAATCACGCATTGTTTTGGAAGATGTTATCACCAACCCCACAAAAACCAAGTGGTGAAGTGTTTGAAAAGATTGTTAAACAATTTGGAACATATCGTAACTTCAAAACTAAATTTGAAGAAATCTCAAGAAAAAGATTTGGTTCAGGATGGTGTTGGTTAGTATTAACCGATACTGGTAGATTAAAAGTTATGTCGACTTCAAATCAGGATAATCCACTTATGAACATAATAAACAAGGGTGGTTTTCCGTTGTTAGGTTTAGATTTGTGGGAACACGCTTATTATTTAAAATACCAAAACAAAAGAGACGAATATATTGAAAATTTTTGGGACGTAATTAATTGGGAATTTGTTAACGAGTTATACAAATCAAAAACTGAAAAAAAATTGAACGAATCAATTTCACCAAAAAAACTTTTATACGAAAACGTATCTGATTATTCAGATATTTTTAGTAACAACAAAAATGTTCTTTGGACTTATAGAAGATGTATTGACAATACACTGAAAAGAGTTTTATCTGATAAATGGTATGAAAACAATCAACACTCTGAAGGTTCATCTTCAGGTATTTACGATTTAGAAGCTCCTGGTCGTTCAGTAATTAATAAATTAAATACAAACTATATTGGGTTTAAAATTTTAGTTGATGATTTAAATGTGGTACTTACAAAATTAAATAAACCCACATTAAATTTTATTGGGGTAACACCTTCACAACAAGTAGAAGAAATAAACAAATTTTGTGAGTATTTGGGTTTTTTTGGTGAAAGAATTTTTAAAGGGTCTAAAACTCTTGATAAAATTATGAAACTTTTAAAAAGAACACATGACAAAGGTGGTCAACTTGAAGAGTATGTTGCAAAAAAAATCAATCAAGAATTTGGTGAAGGAACTGCTACTGTAGTAGGTAGTTTAGGTTCAAAAGAAGATTTTGCAGGAACTGATTTAACAGTAAATTTTGATAACAAAATACAAAACGCTCAAGTAAAACCAATTTTAAGTATGGAAGTAATTGAAGGTTTCTATCATATCAAAATCAAAGGGTTTGTTAAAAAATTCAATACCGACTTGTTAATTTTCTCAAATCTTAATAAAGAAGTTTACATTTTTAAAAACAAAACTGTTGCTTTTAGTTCAAGTATGTTTAAAATTCCAACACAAGATTTAATTTATACTCTGAATTGATATTTATATAAAAATATCATTTCATGAATACAATAATCGCAGAACCTTACAGAAGTCAACTATACACAAAAGTTAGACACGTATTAGGTGCACCAATTCGTTCAATTGAATTAGAAGATGAACAAATGGACTCAATCTTAGAATTTTCTATCGGAGATTATGCTCAGTATGTACAAGATTGGTTAATTGAATCACAATGGACATCATTAAATAATCTAAATTTAGACACACAATCTTTATCAAGAGCTTTTGTAACAAAAAGTTTGGATTTTGAAAATAGATATGCTCAGGCTTATTCCAAAATAGTTGGGTTACAATCATCACCTCTTGGGGATTGGGTTCTTAAAAAAGATTATATCACATTAGTTCCAAATCAACAAATTTATGAAATTCCAGCAGGTCGTGAAATTAATGAATTATTATGGTTTACACCAACCGCTCTTAATAATGTATTATTTGACCCATGGAGTTTTGGTGCGTTAGGTGGATATGGTATGGCAGGGCCAGCAGGTTATTCTCAAATGGGTTATACTGGTTCATACTTTATGATGCCAGCGTTTGATATGTTGTTAAGATTACAAGAAATTAATATTCAAAGAAGAATTATTGCAGGTGATTTAACTTATAGAATAACAGGTTTACCTAATGGTAAAAAGGCAATTCATTTGATGCAAACACCTGGTGGTAAATTTGACTTCGGTAACTCATCATTAAGAAATTCACAAGTTTGGTATTGGTATTATGATGTTGGCCCTGAGGATAGAGACGCTTGTTTGGCCGCAAATCCTGATATTATTAAACTACCTTCAGATGTACCTATGAACTCAATTGCATGGGCGGATTTAAATGAACCGGCACAACAATGGGTTAGAAGATATTTTGTAGCAGGATGTAAAGAAACATTAGCCAAAGTAAGAGGAAAATACTCAGGAAACTTAAAAACACCTGATTCTGAATTAACAATGGATTACGCTTCATTGGCAACTGAGGGTAAAGATGAAAAAACAAAACTTATTGAAGAATTAATTGGTGCCGACGGTAGATTGACAAGATTACGTCCTGAAAAAATAATGGAACGAGAAGCATTAATTGCTGAAAATCTAAACAAACAAATGAAGTTTAGAGCGTTCCCAAGAAATATGTATGTTATTTAATTTATGAGTGTTCAAAAATCAATTCCGATGAGAAGAGTCATCGGAAACCAAGTATTAACAACTTCTGAAGTATGTATGATTTCGGATGAAAAATATACAACTGAAGGTGAAAGTGTTGTAATTACAAAAGAATTAGATGAAATTGAAATTGTTTTAAATCATAACAATACTGACCATGTAATAGTAAAAGCACTTACTAATACAAAAATCAAACCCATTGAGGGTTTGATTGATGAAGAGTTTAATGAAATTAATATTGAAAAGGGAGCTTGTGTTGAACTATACTACGCATTTGGTTCTTGGTTTATAGTTTCATCAGACGGGTTGAAACAGTATTAAACCATTTCTTCCCATCCTTCTTCCGCTAATTCATAAATGTATTCAGGGTCAATTCCTCGTTTACCCCAATACACCATTTCTTGGTCTGTAATAGTTAACAAATCTTCAATACTATCTTGGTCGGCAGGTTCAAAAGGAACACCATTAATTAGTTTACATTGTTCTTTGGTAAATAAAGCTCTGTCTTTAGGGTCGGTAACAATTAGATTATTTCTAACTTCTTCATTAAACACAATTAACAAAGGTTCAATTCTTTTATTAAATGTAACAATCGCTCTAGCTACGTTATATTCACCTGTCATATCAGGATTTGATTCCAATTCAGATGGGTCAAGACGATAACAATTAAGTTTTACATACGATTCAACCATTTCACGAGGTATTTTACCATATCCTTCCATCATATTATCCAAATCAGATTGTGACCATCCTTTTTTAGGTTTATTAACCTTTTGAACGTCACCATGTGATGCTTTCACACCATTGTTCACATAGAATATCACATCACCTAAACTAACCGCAATTCCATCTCTCATTGCCAATTCCATATGAGCCATACGAGACATTTCATTACCGGCCTTGGTCTTTTCCTTTGAACGTTTGTTATAATCATCAATTGATAATTTAACTTTCGCTCTTTGGGCAATCTTCATTAAAGGAATTTGTTGGTTAAAGATTACTTCTAAATATTCATAATACCACTCAACAAATGCTTGTCCATTACCTTCTAACAACATCTTAATTCCTTTATCCAAAAAGTCCTCAATGTAAAGTGGTAATTTCTTACTCTTGATTGAGTTACCTGTGAGTTTAATCTTACCATTATGTTCCATTGTTGCGTAGTTCTTACGAGCAATGTTCATACAGGATTTCCAAGTTCCATCACAATCAAGTCCCATAGCCCCTTTCATAAACATATCGTTAAACTCGGCAACATCAGCGTCGTAACCTGTGTATTCTTTACCTTCTTTAACTAACCAATTTTTACCCTTACCGATGTATCTTCTATCATCAACACCACCTTCAGGTAACGAGAAATTCATACCATCCGTATCACATACAAGTGGGGTATATCCTCGTTTCATAAAGAAACGTAACATCTGACGAAGGTATTGTCGTCCTGTACAGGTAATCTGTTCACCCATATACATGTCACCCCAGTGATATACTTGTGGAGCGGATAACGCTCCGAACATTGAGTTGATGAAAATCTTAATTGGTAATTGTTTTCTGTCGTAAGATGTTGCTTGTTTTTTATCAATATCCTGATATTCTTTCGCCAAGTTTTTATACTTGATACGAGTATTACGGAAGTAATTTAACATTCCTTTCATTGCTCCTGTAATATCACAAGTTGGGAATACATCGTGAACAAGTTGTATTGACGGATAAAGTGATGAGAAGTCAAGTTTCAATACATCTGTTGAATAACCTACTTTAAGTAGTCGTGATAAACCACCAACAAATTCTGTCTTTTCATTCTTAGCAGGAATAGCCAACATGTGTTTATAAGACCATGCTCTCATTTGGATTTCCCATAATGTTGCAGTTCCCATTGTAGAAACCCTTTCATATGTTGTTGGAACCAAAGATGCAAGTAAGAATGAACCCTGATTGAATTCTTCATCAACCGTTAAAGTTTCCTCCAAGTCATCGTCAAGATATCGTTCAACCAAATCATCACCTGTTGTTTTGATATATATGTTTGAATGTTTAGAACACGCTTCGTCAATCTTTGGGTCAACCCCCACTTTTTTATATTTTCCGTTTTGAATGTTTAACCAAAACTCTTCTTTCTTTGCATAAAATGGACCAATATCTGTGTGGTCAATATAAACACGGTCAGGTGCTTCAGCCTTAATGTATTGGGTAATATATTTCAAACCCGCAGATTTGATAGATGAGTTGATTGCCTGAGCTCTTCTAACTGCGTGTAACGTATCAACAACGTTATAACCCCACATAGATGTCTGATTAAATCTCTCAACCTCATTTGCAAGTTTTAATAAACTTTCAGATTGTTTAATTGGATTGATTGGATTAAGAGTTTTGGCAACTTTCTTAATATCCAACTTTAAAGCTTTGGCTCTTTCAAATAACCAAAACCAGTCAAAGTTAAATCCGTTATAAGACGCGATGATACTTGGTTTAAGTTCATCTATGGTATTAAAAAATTTAATAATACCTTCTCTTTCTTGTTCTTCAGTTGAACACTCAATTACCTGACTAAAACCTTTATTGGTTTTCATTCCTATCATGAATATACGACCATCCTTTGGTTCTAATGCGGTCGTCTCTAAGTCAAATACAAACCTCGTAATACTGTTGTAATCGTCAAATCCCTTGAATAATCGTTTTTCTTTTGTAACCAAGAATTGTTCAACAGGTGGTAATATTAATACTAAACCTTTTGTTGTTTCACCCCATGGGTCAACACCACCATCTCTAAAAAATTGGATGAGAGAACGATATCCGTTTAAGGATTTAACCATAAAGGTTAAACCTTTTTCTAATCTTTCGTTACCATCAGTTCTTAATTTTTCAATGACAATTTTATGTTTTGTCATTGCCTCTTTTTGTAATGCTTTTGAGGATTTATAAAAATTTAACCCACGTAAATCACCTACCCAAGCAAATGGGATGAAGGTATCTTTTTTAATTTGTTTTCCGTGAATTGGGTGTTCGATAATTTTCCAAACACAATCTTTGACGTAATCGTATTCGACACTGACGATATATTTTTCGTCATCATTTCCCTGAAGGAAATTTTCAATTTCTTCGTTTGATATCATAAAATTTAAAATGGTGTATTTGCTTCCGAAATTAAGGTCGGAATTTACCTTGTATGGTAAGTTTAACCAATCAAATATTATAAGTCAAATTAAATTTAAGCTTGTTTCTGAATTTGTATTTTGTTTTCTGCGGTAAATGTTCTGGCTGAGAATGTGTAAAGACTTTCACCAGCGTAGTCTATAGTTTGATTTACACCATTACAATCCACATAATTTAAAGTTAAGTCAGGTGGTAATGTTTGACAATAAGTCGTCGCTTGGAAATTATAACAACTTGTAGATGAATAAGTTCCTAAATCAATTAAATCAAATCCGTCAGGTGATGCTGGACCTGATATCCATCGTGGCGGATAACTCGCGTAAGACACAACTGTCATATAACCAATATCACTAAGAGAACCTAAAGTTTGACTAACATAATTACCATTAATATCTCTATATTGAACAACCATACTTGATACTGAACAGTCACCATTCTTTTCATTACCAATCACATACATATTTAAAGGTTCCGCAGGTGATGGTGATGGAGTTAAACTAACTGTAGGAGTTACCGTTGGTGTTTTAGTTACTGTTGGCGTGTTAGTTGGGGTTGATGTTATTGTTGGAGTTTGTGTAACTGTTGGTGTATTTGTAGGAGTTTGACTTGGAGTTACAGTATTAGTTGGAGTTTGAGTTACAGTTGCGGTATTAGTAGGGGTTTGGGTTACGGTAGGAGTATTTGTTGGTGTATTTGTTGGTGTTTCAGTATTAGTTGGAGTAGGTGTTGTTGTTGGTGTTGGAGACGCGTAAATTGTTGGAGTAACCGATGGTGTTGGCGTAATAGTTGGAGTAACTGATGGTGTTGGTGTGACGGTAGGTGTCGGTGTTGGTGTTGGTCTACTTGGGTCAAAACAAGTTAAAATTAAAGTTTGGTCATCCTCAATTAAATGTAAATAAAAGTTATTATAACAACAATTAGGTATTGTAGTATTGTTAACTGTAAATGGGAATGTCTGACCTGATGTAATCAAATATCTTGGATTTGATTCTGAAACATCATAATATAAATTAAATGTTCTATCGGCAAAAGTAGTTGAGGTAACTGTAAGATTATTACCTGAAACTAATAAACAAATATCGTTAATTAATCCGTCAGAACAATCGGGACATCCGTAGTCAAAAAGTAAAAACGGACTTTTTAAAATATCAAAATTATGTATAACTTCAGGATAACTTAATGGTTCTGTATACATTCTGAATTGAGAAATTGCACCATCAAACGTTCCACCAAAAGTTGGTTCTAATAGTATATTGGTTGTTAAACCTGATAATGAAGTTCCTGACAATGTTTGATTTGGCATAACCTCAGGGTCTTGCATGTATGTCAATCCTGTTAAGGTTGTTGGACATCCGGTAAAAGTTAAACTCTCTCTTAAACCTTGTGTTCCACCACCCCAAGAAATATTAAATGGAACACCTAATTGTTTTTCTTTTTCTGTATTTAGAGCTCTTGGGATTACCTCTTCAAATCCGTTAATAACATAGAATAATCTTCCGTTAATATAGATTTTTAACACACCTAATCTATCTTCTCTCTCAATTAACCATCTTTCATTTAGGTTAACTATCTCAACTTGTTCCGCAGGTGTTGAACCTGTATGTGTTATTGGTGGTTCGATTAATAATACGGTATTATTTGATAAACTATCAACATATTCTGTATCACTAATTAGTCCTAACCCTCCTCTGTAATATAAATCACAAGTATCAAAATAAGTACTTCTTTCCCACACACAATCTACTAAAATCCAATGTTCTTTTGTTGTATAATCAGAATTTAAACTTTCACAATAATCAAAAATTTGATTTGATGAACAATATTCAGTAATAGTATATCCTGTTTGATATGTAATACCTGTTGTTGGACAAGTACCAGTAGTGACACATCCACCTGTAAATGTTAATACTTTAACACAAACTTTTGGATTTTTAGGGTCACCTGATAACCTCAATGAAAATGAATTTGACATTGAATCGTATAACGGGTCTTTGTCACTATTTGGAACTTGGGTGGTTGCGTTACACCCACAATTACAATCTGTATTATGTTGTGGACTATAAACCAAAGGTTCATATACTTCAACACATCTTGAATTGGTCACACCCGTGTTTGAACAAGCACAAGTTTCTAAACATCCACTTAAAACACTTGTAACTCTTGTGTATCCACTATCTGAAGATGGTGAACCTGATGCGTGATGGTAGAATTTATTTTCAGCTCTCGCCCCAAAGTAGAAAAAAGTATTTTCATTTTCAGGATATGTTAAATTTAAAGTTGTTTGAGATGATGTCGGCGCAAATTCATCAACATATCTTGGTCTAATTAACATTTCAACAGTCCATCCTTCGTTTGTTCTACTTGGAAATGTTTCGTAGTCATATCCAAACAATCTAAAGAAACCTTGATAAAACCCTCCATACAATTGATTGTAATATGTAATAGTATAACCTGATTCTGAAACCATATTATACAAAGTTTGTTTTGTATTTCCTGAAAATCTTTCGTTTGGAGGATTCGTATATCCAGTTACCTGAAATAATTTTGTTCTTCTATCAAAATAATATCTATCCCACTTACTTGACCCAGTAAATAAACCCATTGTGTAATTAATTGTTTCACCTGTCATCTGTGGTACTAAACCATTATCTATGCCTGTTAATCCAATATCACATAATGTAGATGCGGTTAAACAATTTAAATCATCATTTAGTGGATTGTAATAATTTAATGAAACTAAAGTATTACCTGATAAAAAATCACCATAGTTAATTGTTAGTTCTTGTGATGATAAAGGATTATTTAAATCAAAATAAATAGGTAATCTATTACCATCATTATAACCAATAAGATTAGTTGAAAATACAACTTCTTCGTTATAATCTTTTTCATCCGATGCTAAACAAATGTCAAAAATTTTTGGGACAGGTTTAACATACCACTTTTTAAAATTGAATTGATTTATATTCTGTTGAGCCATTCTATTGATAAATAGTTAAATCCAAGTATTTATATGTAAAAAGCCAAATGGAATTTAATAAAGAATATTTTAGTTCACCATATTACTTCTATATCAAAGAGGGGAAGCAAGATATTTCTGTATATTTTAGTGTTTCTAATACATTAACTGAAGCCAGAAAAAAAGATGAAGTTGTTAAATTCGACAAGAAAGATAAAAAAGAGGTTGAAAAAACAATTTCAAAAATTCAAAAAGAAAAAAAATTAAAAAATAATTCTGACGTTAAAAAAACTTTAAATAAGAAAAAAGACGAATTAGAAGAATTAGTTGATTATGATGGAAGTTTTTTAAGTTCTAAAATTCCAATTTTTAATCCTTATCTTTCACCAAAGAGTACAATGGACCAGGAGGTTGTTGCAACAAGACAAACAAACAATCCTGTTACTCGTGGATATCGTGTATATTGGGGTGAGGGTGAGGAAGAAACTGACGAGGCAATTAATGAAACTGACTTTTCAGATGCATTTGGATATGAAGAAACAAAAGACAAAAATGGCCCTGAAACTTTCAAAACATTTGTTAAAGAGTTAGGTTTAGATAAAGAAGAGGCGGCTGAAAGAACAAGACAACAAGGTAAAGAACCTGACGCTAAAAAACATAGACAAAAATTAGAAAGAGTTCCCAAAAAAATTAAAAAACAAAAAGGTTTTATTGATAGAATGACTATTTCTGAAAAAGAAAATTTGGAAGAAGAGAAAAAAGAAATGATGAAAAAAATGGTTGAAGATATAGTTCTTAAGAAAAAATCAGGTGACAAAGAAATGGGTAAGAAAAGTGGGTTGAGTAAAGTCCTTATGAAAAATTTAGAAAATATTAAAAAATTGGCCGACAAAGAAGGTATTGAAATAAATGACTTGGTTAAAATACTTAAGAAATGAATAGTGAAATGTATGGAAATACATACGAGGTTCCTCACAACGTATTATCGTCTTTAGAAAATTTTAAAGACGAAAAAACTATTCATAATATTTTTACAAATGGATTTTTAACATATCAAAATATGAAGAAAATACTTCATGATATTGATAATGGTAAATTTGGTAATAAAGATTTAAGTACTTTAAAATCATTTATAACACAAAATTTAGATTCAGATAGAGGAAGTATTAAGAGACAAAAAAGAGATGCTTCGGATTCAGGAATGCAAAACCAATATTTATCAACACATAGAAAAGATAATGTTAGGGATTTAAACAGACCTTCTAAAAGTCATCACTCTATTTATGAAGATTACAATAAAGAAGTTGTAGATAATTTAAAAAGAATAAACGAAATAATGAAAAAATTATAAAATTATGGCATCAAAAGTTCCAATAGATTTAAACCAACCAGATAATACTTTAAGTGCTATTGCCGAAAAAGTTAGAAAAGACTTGGTTACAAGAAATGATTATAAATCAAATGCTAATGAATATGGTGTAACTAATCCTGACGCTATCTCTGATGGTGACGGTAAAGGAAGAGGAACAGGAGTATTTTTAGATATATTTAATGGTGGTACATCTACAGACCAAGTTACTAAAGTTGATAATATTAAACTAAACAAATACAGTTCAAAAAATCCTTATAATTCACCTTCAACAGAATGAAGCTTTACAACGTCATAAAACAACTTATTTTTGAAGCAAGTAGTGAAGAAATTACTAATGCAATAAAAAATAGAAATGTTGCAATAATTTACTATGACGGAGAAGATAACGGTGGTAAGGGACTTCGTGTTATTGAACCTTTTTGTTACGGAACATCAAAAAGAGGTAACAAAGTAATAAGAGCATGGGAAAGAGAAGGTGCTTCACACACCGCAACAATAGGTGACCAACCATTACCAGGTTGGAGATTATTTAGGGTGGATAGAATTGGAAGCTTTTCATCTGACCCACGTGAAAAATTTGATGTAATAAGACCAAATTACAATCCTGAAGATAAAGGAATGGTCGGATTAAGAGTATGTACAAAATTTGAATTAGAAAATGAATGATTTAATGCAAAAACTAATGTTGTCTAAAGAAATTATGAATAGACACGACGAAATGGACAGGGGAAGTTCATCTAAAAGGTCATCATCAACTCAACAATTAGTTAGAGAATATGATGAGGCTCCTATACCCGCAACTTATAATATACCACAAGAATTTTTAGCACAAGAACAACCAAAAGCAGTTGCCCCAAAAGTTATGACAGAAGATAGAATAAAAAATTCTAAACTACCTGACGCAATCAAAAGATTGATGATGGAACACCCAATAGACCAACCACAACAATATCAGGCAACAATTTCAGATGATGTTATTGAAAAAGCCGCAAGACTAATGGGTAATAACAAAACCCAAGTTGCAGAATCAAAAAAACAAGAACCATCATACACATCTAACGGATTATCTGCGTCGGATATTAAAAAAATTGTAAGGGAAACGGTTGAAGAAGTTTTAAGTGAAAATGGACTTCTTGTTGAGTCTTCTCAAAAATCAAATGAAATTATGACTATCAAAGTAGGTAAACACATTTTTGAAGGTAAAATTTCAAAAGTTAAAAAAGTTCAATAAAATTAAATACACTAAAAATTTTGTCCTCCTTGTGAGGACTTTTTTTTTGTTATAGTTGAATTATAAATGTCTTTCTATTATCTTTTAGATTATGAAAGAAAAAATTAAAGTTTTAGTTATCCCTTCTGACACTACAGGTGTTGGAAGATTTAGGTCAATCACTCCTCATACTCATTTACAATCAAAATACGGTGAAGATTTTCATGTTGATATTGAATTCAACCCTGATTTGACTAATATAAATTATTTTAAGGATTATCAAATAATTCACTATCACCGTTCTCTTGGTCAAGATATGGATAAGTCAGTACAAATAGTACCGATTCTTAATTCTTTGGGCATTATTACTATCTGTGATTTAGATGATTACTGGTTACCTGGCAAAGAACATCCTCTTCATCAGTTGATTGTACAAGAAAAAATACATGAAAAAATTATTGCAAATTTAAAAGTTGCTCAATATGTAACTACAACAACTGAGTTATTTGCGGATGAAATACGTAAATACAATAAAAATGTTGTAATTTTTCCAAATGCAATTGACCAAAATGAAGCTCAATTTAAAGAACCTACTGAAGAATCTGATTTAGTTAGAATTGGTTGGTTAGGTGGTTCATCTCACTTACATGATTTAAAACTTCTTGACGGTATGGTTTCAAAACTATCAGACATACAAAAAAATCTTCAATTTGTTGTTTGTGGTTTTGACACACGTGGTATGATGACAGAAATTAATCAGGCAACTGGAGAACAAACAAGAAGACCAATTAAACCACACGAAACTGTATGGTATGATTACGAAAAGATTTTTACAAACAATTACTCAATTGTTACACCTGAATATAAAAAACATTTAGAACTTTTTGTTCAAACACCTTACGAAAATGAACAAAACCAACCATACAGAAGAGTTTGGACAAAACCTGTTACATCTTATGCTCGTAATTATTCAAAATTTGACATATCTTTGGCACCAATTAAACAACATATGTTTAACAAAGTAAAATCACAACTTAAAGTTATTGAAGCAGGTTTTTATAAAAAAGCATTAATCGCCAGTAACTATGGGCCATATACTATTGATTTAAAACACGCAATGAAAAATGGTGAATTTACTGATGGTAACGCTCTTTTAGTTGATGACGCAAGAAATCATAGTGATTGGGCTAAATATGTTAAAAAATTGGTTCAAAACCCAAATATGAGAATTGACATGGGTGAAAGATTATATGAATATGTTTCACAAAGATATAGTTTAGATGTAGTAACAAAAACAAGAGCAGAATTTTATAAATCAATCGTATGATAAAACACCCATTACACAAAATTTTATTTATTGACATTGAAACTGTCGGGGTTTCAAGTAACTATGAAAATTTTAAAAAGGATTATCCTGAACTTCATTTCCAATTTATCAATTATTTAGATTGGTTTCAAAAAAGGTTTCCTGAAGACGCTGAAAAAAGTATTGATGAAATTTTTGTTAATCGTGCGGCTTTAGTTCCTGAGTTCTCAAAGATTGTTTGTGTTTCAGTAGGATTTCTTGACCCAAAGGGTGACATTAAAAAACAAAGTTTTTTTAACTCAGATGAAAAAGTATTACTTACAGATGTAAACACATTGTTAAATCGAGTTGATAAGTTAGGTTTTATCCTTTGTGGACATAATCTTAAAAACTTTGATATTCCTGTATTGGCAAAAAGAATGTTAGTTAATGGTATTTTACCATCATCTATCCTTCCATCTTACGATACTAAACCTTGGGAGATTAAAGCAATTGATACAAAAGAAATTTGGCAATATGGACAATTTGGAGCAATAAGTTCATTAGAACTAATGTGTGTATCTCTTGGTGTTGAGACTTCTAAAAATATGGAAGTCACGGGAAATAAAGTTCACAACGCATTTTGGAATAAAAACAAATACCAAGAAATCCAAGATTATTGTGAGAAAGATGTTGAAGTACTAATTAAAGTTTTAATAAAATTAACAAATTTATGAGTGAAAAATTTAATTTTGCAAGAGAATTAGAAGAATTAAAAAAATTGGTTGATGACTTTAGTCAATTACAGGAACAAGAATTAAATGATGAATTAGGGTTCGATATTAAGGAATTTGAGGATGCAAATCAATTTATTGGGGATGGAAAAATTACAATAAATTTTGTTTCAACGAATGAAAAAGAATTGAATTACGCGTACGAATCAGACAGTGGATTTGATTTATACGCAAATGAAGAAGTTAAAATACCTGCATTTGGTAGGGCTTTAGTTCCAACAGGTGTTTCAGTTGATTTACCCCAAGACTTTGAGATACAAGTTAGGTCAAAGAGCGGTTTAGCCATCAATCAAGGGTTAATGGTTTTAAACTCCCCAGGAACTGTAGATGAAGGTTATACTGGTGAAATTAAAGCCATTATTTTTAATACAAACAACCATGAATTTGTGATAACAAAAGGTATGAAAGTCGCTCAAGCGGTAGTTGCAAGATGTATTACAGGTAGATGGGTTAATTTGAAAAAAGTAGATAAAATAGAAGAAAAAGATAGAGGTAGTAAAGGTTTTGGGAGTACAGGGATATGATAACAATAATATACTCAACACATAAAGACGAAAATTATAATAAAAAATTTAAACAACATTTATTAGAAAGTGTTGATTTGAAAAATGTTCAAATATTAGAATACCAAAACAATAATCAATATTCGTTGGCTCAAATTTATAATAGTGGAATAACAGAATCAAATTATGATATTGTTGTTTGTTGTCATAATGATATTAAATTAGAAAAAGGATGGGGTAAAAAATTATTAAGAGATTTTGAAGAAAATCTTGATTTTGGTATTTTAGGTAAGGCTGGTTCATGTTATTTTCCTAAATCAGGTGTTTATTGGGAAAATATGCACAATACAATGGTCGGTCATGTGTATCACCAACCTGAAGGTCAACCAAAGTGGATTAGTAAATACTCGGCCAAATTACCTAAACCAATACCAGTTGTCACATTAGACGGATTATTTTTATCGTTTAATAAAAATAAAATAAAACACACATTTGATGAAACTATTGGTAAATTTCATTTTTATGACCACCCGTTTTGTTTGAGTAATTTTTTGGATGGTGTTAAATTAGGGGTAACTTTTTCATTCGATATTACACACCAATCTGTTGGTCAACCAAACCATGAATTTTATAATAGTAAAATTACATTTTTAGAAAAATACGGACAATTTTAGCCTATTGTAATTTATCCCGAAATTTATATCCCAAGAATACAAAGAAAACCAAT